GGAGGGAGAGAAGGGGTGCGGACGGGGTGGGGGGGTGCGTCGGCGCCGCGCGCGGCGCTTCTAGTGTATCAATGTTGCGGTTGTTCGGTTGGTGGGTTTTGTGCCGCCGCCAGCCCTGCTTGCATCTGCTGGAAGAGCCGTATTTGTTCTGCGAGTTGTGGCTCTAGTTTCCCGTCCTTGGTGTAGGGGCTGTAGTTGCCCCGCCCGGTTGGTGTGTTGGTTGCAGGTTTGGCCTTGGCTGGGTCTTCCAGTATCTTTTTACGGAAGTCGTTGAGTGTCTTCTCGTCTGCGTTTCTGGTCGCCCAGTGGTATATGACGGCGGCTCCCCGGTGTAGGTCTAGTTCTCTGATGTTTTGCCCGTGGATGGTTGCCCATCCTTCGATTTCTAGGGTGTATTCAGAGAACAGCCCTATCAGCCGGGTTATCGCGTAGGGGGGAGGTTTACGGCCTTGCCCGCAATTTCCTGTAGCTTGTTGATGAGTTCGTAGATATTCTCTACGTCCAAATCGTCGTTTTCATCTTCGAGGCGTTCCAGTACGCGGGCGGCTTCCTGCTTTTCTACGAAGATGGTTTTGATGAGGGTGCTGAGTACGTTCATCACTTTTTCGATGTCTTCAGTGCCGTTGGTGCTGATGTTCTGGAGGTTCAGCTTCATGAGCGCGCCGGTCTTGGGCACTGCTACCGAGTACAGCTCTCCCACCAGGTTTACGCGGTAGGTCTTGCGTTTGGTGGCGCTGATAGTGAAGTCTGCTTCAGCTTCGGTGGGTTCTCCGAATGCTTCGTTTACCGTAGCGCGTAGTCCATTGGCGAACTGGTGCATTTCGGCGACGGTGGGCGCACCCTCGACTAAGGGGTGCGGTTCTCCTGTGTCCGGGTTGTCGGTAAGTGCGCCGGTGAGGTTGAAGCGCTCGTAGGCGTTGGGGTTGTGGGTGTTGTTTTTGTCATTGTTCTCAATAGTCATGGTGCTAGTATACCTCTGCTGGCGGTTAGCGTGGGAAGAAGTGGCGGGCGCGTAGTGCTTGTGCTGCTTTTTTAACCATGTGGATACCGGGCGCGGGGCGTGCGCGGGCGGCGAATATGAATTTTGCTGAGCCTTTTGGTCGGAACCGTAGTGCTTTGGCTTTTTTGGGGAAGACCCAGCCGCGCCCTTCTTCTTGCCATATGGCATAGCGGGTGTCTACGGATACGGTGGCGCTGGTGCGCCCGTCCCTGTTGATGCTCACCGAATTTGCCATGCGTCCGGTGCGCACACGGCCTTGAGCTACGATGTTGGCTTTGATGAGTTGTTGGGCTGAGCGTGCGCCGGTGGTGAGTGCTTGCCGTTCGAGGTTCCGCATGTAGGCTTCTAGATTTCCCATACGTCTGCTTTCTTCATTTTGAGGTTCCAGGTGATGCCGCCGTATCCTCCGAGGGTGGGGAGCGGGTTCCAGCTTTCTATGTGGATGTCGGATATGGTGTTGTCTTTTTCTTGGAGGGTGGGTGCTAGTGTTTGTACGGTGTTGGCTATTTCTGTGGTGTCGGTGAGTGCTTGGAGCGCGTCATGTGTTATTTCGTAGGGCTGGGGTGCTTCGCCTTGGTCGTCGAGGACTGAGACACAGCGGGCTAACCCTACCTCTACGATTATCTCGTTGTAGACCACTACACAGCCGTTGTCGGACAGTACGGGTGTGACGGATACTAGGCGCGCCCAGAGTTGGCCTAAACAGCTTTCGTCGATGGGGGCGGCCTGGCCGTTGTAGAGGTGTACACGGGCGGGTTTTTTGGTGAGGTTCTTGTATATTTCGTTGGTGATGGCGGCCAGGTTTGCGTAGATGCTGTGGGGGCTTGCGTTTTTTCCGCTTTGAATGATGTTGGCGGGGGGTTTGCGTGGTGACATTTATAGGCTCCATTTGGTGGTGTGGCTGGTGCGGTCGGTGCTTTCTGGATTGAGCACCGAAGGGGGCGGTTTGGGTGCGCCTTGGTTTGCGGAGGCTACGGCCATGTCGATGAGCCATATTCCGGTGCGCCCTTTTTCCAGGCCTTCAAAGTCGTCTTGGAAGCCTACGGTGACGCCTTCGCGTGTGATGGTTTGGATGCGTTGGGGTAGTTTACAGGTGGAGTCTTTGCAGAGTGCCCGCGATATTTCTAGTGCGAGTACCCCGGCGGCTATGTTTAGGCTTTCGGGTACGGGTTGGCCGGTGGTTACTTTCATGGTGAGGTTGCTCATGTTGTGGGGGCCTTTCGGTGCAGGGTGTGGGTATGAGAAATGGGGGTGTACGTTGTACACCCCCATTCTATGACTCCTCTGTATTTAGTTTATCACCGTCTAGGCGGTTGTTGCGGTGTTCTACAGCTCGTGCAGGGCCGTTCGGTATCGCTCTAGCCTGGACTTGAGTTCTTGGTTTGCATCTACCTGGTCTTGGTAGTCTTCGATGAGTTGGTGGAAGGCGTTCACTGCTTCGGCGATGTAGTAAAGACTTTCTGTGTCTTTTGCCGTGGATATGACTGTGCCAGCTTGGTTTTTGAGTCGCCCGCTGTCTTGGTGCAGGTCATGGAGCGTGTGGAGGTTGAGCCGGTGTTGTAGGTGTTTTAGGGCCTGGAGTTTGGCTTCTTCGGTGTCGGTTTGGGTGGAGGGCTGGTGAGACATTGTGTCACCTTTCACTGTGTTTTGAGTTGCTAAATGGTTTATGTAATTACTATAGCATAGTGATTACTTTGATTACAGTAATTTGGGGTTGATGTAGGGTGTGCCGTCGGTGCGCCGAATGTATAGGTCTACGTCTGGGCGGCCCCAGTCCACGGGTGCCCATTCGGTTAGGTCCCATGGAAAGTCTGAGATGTCTAGAGCGGCGTATGCCTTTTCGGGCCATAGCAGTTTGCATAGTTCGCCCCCATGTTGCCAGGGGTCGTTTGTTTTACCCGTGTACAGCATTTCTGGCACCGACGTGTGGGCGTTGAAGGCGTGTACCCAGGCGTTGGTGTCCGTGCCTACTAACCCGTATTTTTGGGCGGCCCGGATGAGTAGCTGAGTGAGTGGGTTGTAGGGTTGTCCGGTGCGTGGGTTGAACTTTGGGTCTACGTCTGCACGCACGCGCCCCCATTGCCCGTGTTTCGGCGAGTTAGGCCAGTGTTCGGGTGGTGCTTTTGCGTCTGACCCTGCGGCTGGCCATGAGGGGGTGCTGTAGAGCCGGGTGACGTTGCCGTTTTCGTCGCGGTCGGCTCGTTCTGCCGCTACGGCCCCGAAGGTGAAGGCGAGGGCGTGGTTGATTTCGCCAGCGCGTACTTCGTCGGCGTGTATGAATCCTAGAGAGTTGTGCATACATACTACCGCGGATTGGCCCGTTTGGGTTTGGGTGGCGTAATTCGTGCGGCTGATGTCACGGCCTGGGTCGTTCACCGAGAAGCCGCCTACGCTTGCGGTGTAGTAGGGTTCTCCGTTTGGCCCTTTCTTGTCTTTGAGCGGGCCGTGTGCGTTGAAGTATTCGCGCCAGATTCCAGTACCGATGTCGTATACGGCCATCCCGTAGTCGCCGCCTTCGGTGGCGGCTGATTGTGCTCCGAGGGGTAGCGGGATACGCCCGCTGAGGATTTTTTGTGCGTTGTAGTGCCCGCGTAGCTGTCCGGGGGTTTCCAGGGGTGTCCGGTCGCTGGATATGGTGCTCATGCCGTCTGTGCGGCATTCCATCCATGCCCATTCGGTGGCGGGGTGTGTGCTGTCCACCACATACGCGGCGATGGCGCTTGTGTTGCCAGTGGGTGTGTTGAGGCTGGTTTTTGAACCCCAGCCGCCGCCTTTTTGTCCCCGCATCCAGCCTGTACCGAAGGGGTCGGGTGTGTTGTCCCACATCCATTGAGCCATTTTTTGGCTGTTGGGGTGCAGGGGCATGTTTCGCACGTCTCGTTGCCAGATGGTGTTTTTGTAGATTCCGTTTGTTGGGTGGAATGCGTCGGCTACGATGGCGGGGTGTGGGTGGCCGTAGTCTGCTACCCATTCGGTGCCGTTGTGCTTTTTGATAAGCGGTGTGGAAATTTTTCCGTTGGGGTGGATGATTTTACTAGGCATTGTCTCGCCCTTCTCCCTTGCGTTTGTACACCCGTAGGCCGGTGATGTTGTTCCAGTTTAGGCGTAGCCCGATGCCGCCTACGGCGTTGTTGCCTGTCACTCCGTTGAACTTTGAGAAGTCTTGAGTCATGGAGCGGCCTTGTGGGAACTGCTTCGTGGGTGGTGTGGTGATGGTGTAGATGTCGTTGTACAGTGCGAGTTTCCAGGTTCCGGTGCGTTCGCCGCGCGGTACGGTGTAGTGGTCTAGTTTGTCGCCTTGTGCGTTGCGTTCGATGATTTCTTTCCCGATTTCTGCCATGTATAGGCCGGTGTATGCGCCTATCCACATTTGCATTGTCTGGTCTGGGCGGGTGCTGGATTCTACGAAGTCTATTTCTAGTGTGAAATTGCGGGTGTGTGGGAATATCCAGGTGGTGGTATCTACGAATTGTTCTTCATATTGGCCCTTGTCGTTCACTTTCCATGAAGAGCGGTAGTGTACAGGCGGGGTGACACGATTGTTTACTGCCCACCCGGCCCCTAGTTGTGTCCATAGGGCTGTTCCGTAACCACCGAAGCCGTTGTTTAGTTTTTCACCTGTGCGTAGCTTGTAGTGGCCGTATTTCCCGTTGTCGTTGGCGCTGGAGGTTCCGGGCGCGGGTGGGTTGATTTCAGTACCAGCGGGGCGTAGTGATGCTTTGTCGGATACCCATAGGTTTTCTGGTGTTGCAGGTACTGCTTCTCCGATGGTGAAGGGCCACTCGTATTTGCCGGTGGTGATGTAGCCGTCGGTGGCGCGTGCTCCTACGGTGAAGTATGTGTATCCGTCTCCGGGTACGGTGTGGGTGCCCGGTGCTATGTCTTTGCCGTTGAGTGTGTATTGTACGCCGGTCTGTGGCTTCACGATGACCTCACGGCGGTTGAGGTTTACGGCGGGCCGCATGGGTACCACTAGTACATCTTCGGTGGGTTTGCCCTGCACCCATAGCACGGGTAGGCCGTCTTTGGTGGGTGTGGCCGGGGGTTGGTCGCCGTAGTGCAGGTGGTAGCCGCGTTTCTTGGCTTCCTCTTGCTCCGAGGTGTGGGGTACGGGTACCAGCCGGTATAGGCCCTCTGCGGGGTAGTCGCTCATTATGCTTGTCCTTCCTTAGGTGGGGTGGGTTGTTTTAGTTGTTGTACCTCTGCCTCTAGTGCTTTGATGCGGGTGAGGTAGGGTAATAGGCCCTGTGTCCAGGCCCTTACTTCGTCTTCGACGAACGCCGAAGGGGCTTTATCGTAGGGGTTTTCTGCGGGGTGGTCTTCCGACCCGGCCCCGATGCTGAATACCCTATCGGTGATGTAGGCTTGCCCGATGTTGAGTGAGTCTAGCTTGTGGAATACTGCTTCAATGTTTTGTGGGGTTACGCCGTGGATGATGTGCCAGAACCGCCACGATGGGTAGTCTTTGTAGTGGTCTGGATGGATGTTTGGCGTGGTCGGGTCTAGGTATTTGGCGGCGCTTGATTCCCAGGTGCATACGATGTCGCAAGCGTCCATCATTTCGCGGCGGGTGTTGGAGCCGGGGTTGATGATAACGGGAACATCGTTACCGACAATTTTCTTGATTTTGCGGTAAAGCTGTTGGTAAAACGGCATGATTTTCTGCTGTTGCTCGTCCCAGCCGTTGGGTACCTCATCTAGGAAGATTGCTCCACGGCCCCGTGTGAATACCTCCGAATAGTCTTGGTACACGGCGGTCACTGAGTCTAGGATGAACTGCTCTGTGAACCGAGTGACTGCTTCCATTGATACGCCGAGCATGTTCTTTACTCGTTCGCGGTAAGTGTCGTCTGCTTCTGGTGCGTTGGCTCCGTGCCGTGTCTTGACGTAGAACGCGATGCGCTTAGCTCCGGCGGCCATTGCGAGGTTTGCCTGTGTGGCGAAGTCGGTATCTGGTCGTTTGTCGAGCCATTCACCGGATGCGCGGTTGAGTATGACTATCCCAAGGGAGTTCCCGAACTGTAGGAATTTTGCCCATTGGGAGTTTGGGCCGTTGTAGTAGTCCGGCCAGGTGTAGGTGATAGGTGAGTAGTAGCGTTGCCCGTTGATAAACCCGAAGTCAGGCTGTCGGGTTTCGATACGTGCCGCGCGTTCTTCGAGGCTCTGCTCTAGGCTGGTTTTTAGCGAGGGCAGGTTTGCGTCTACTACTTTTTGGACGGCGGCTAACCCGTCGCCGGTCAGTGCTCCGGTTTGGTCTAGGGCCGGTACGCGAATTTTAGACATTTGTTACCTCAAAAAATCCTGAAATGTTGATGATGTAGCGGCCCGGTGCTGTGATTGCGTCGGTTTGGATGACGCGGCTCCCCTTGTCCATCCAGATACCGCCGCGTCCGTCTGCGCTTGGAGTTGCAGATTGTAGTTCTATTAGTGCCGCTGGTACGGGCGATTTTTCGGGCAGGGTGAAGAGTCGTCCTGTCGGTGTCTTGCCTTGTGGCACGGTGAAGTCGAGGTGAATAATTCCTAGCCCGATTGTTGGATTGTAGGTCATGTGGTGGCGGTGCAGGGGTTGTTTACCGCCCCCGGCCACAACGGTTGTGCCGGTTGCCAGCCATTCGAGGGGGATTATCTTGTTCGGTTCGTGAGGGGCGGTGGGTATGGCCGCTACCTCTTGTTTGATGAGCTTTTTAATGTGCTCTAGCGGGGCACCTGTGAATTGCCCCTGTTCGTCTAGTTTGGGGATGGTGTTAATGATGTCCTCCGAGGGTGGGCGGTGTCTGTGGTTGGTTGTTTAGTCTGTGAAGAAGCCTACAAGGTCGGTGATGACTTTTGCGCCTACTTGGTCGGGCATTCCCCACTGTAAGATTTCGCGTGACCCGGCGTTTACGTAGATGGAGCCGCCGTTTACGACGCTTTTTATGGTCTTGATGGGTGTAGGTGCGTTGGCTGGGAGGGTGAATAGCACGCCGCCGTCTACGAAGGTCTGCTTGAGTTGTGCTTCGATGTGTAGGTAGCCTTGCCCTGATGTTGGGTCGAATATCTGGTAGCACCGTTCAAAGGGGGTGTCCCCGTAGGGGCTTACGCCGGGTTTTGCGGTGAGGCCGTTTACTACAGGGGCTATTTTGCGTGTGGTGAGGTGGTATTCGCTGACCTGTATGTCTACGTTCCCGCCTTGAGGGTCTTTGACTCGTACCGGGGCTTTGATATTGAGTGCGCTGGCTTCGGCGGGTACGGATACATCCAGCGAGGTACAGCCTTGGATGGTGAGGCCCCTGAACCAGCTCTCAATGTAGAAGCTCCACCGTGCGCCGCCTGATGCTTTGCGTGCGCTCCGAGATGTGCACCCCATGAGTGTTGTGCCGTCTGAGCCGGTGTTGCAGATGTAGAAGTCTGCGGCTGATGTTGCTCCGGCTTGGCCTTTGGCGGTGTCTCCGTAGCTGGATGATTCGCCCCTGCAACCCACTAGGGTGTTGTCCCCGTATGCGAGGATGAAGCCGTGGCCGCCGTTTTCCTGTGCTTCACAGTTGGTGAGCACGCATTTTGTGGCTTTGATGTACCAGCCCGCGCCGCCTTTTTGTCCCGCGCGGTTTGCGGTTTGAGGTGAACCGGCGGTTATTTCGTCGCCGCGTGTGTTGGAAGTCATGGCGTAGAGCTGTCCGAAGGTGGCGTTACCTAGTGTGTACCAGCTGGTGGAGCCTACGAATTTGGTTTGTGAGGTGTAGACCTCAATGCCCGCGTAGCCGTCCATTGATTTGTTGCACCCGCCGATGTCTGCGCCGAAGAATTTGTTATCGGCGGCCCCGCCGGTTCCTTCGGGGTGGCCTTCGGGTTTGCCGACTACTAGCCCGGCTTGGCCCGCGTTGCGTACTTTGAGTGAGAAGACTTTCATTGCTTGGTCGTCGGTGCCGAGGAAGGCGGCCCCGGTTTCCATGCCCCAGATTTCTAGGAAGTTGCAAGTGGGTACTGCGTCTGGGTCTGCTGGTGAGCCGCCAAGGTCGGTGTTGAAGAGCACCCCGCACAGGTTGGCGATGAAGTTTTGGTGTTGGATACCGGCGCGGCGTGATTTTATCCAGAGGTTAGATACTCCGAAGCGTAGCAGGGTGGGGTCTTGGGCGCGGTTGTTCCAGGTGCCAGTGCGGAACACGCCGGTTTTTTGGTTGATGGGTTTTGAGGTGGTTGCGATTATTTCGGTTGCGTTGCCGTCGCCGTAGACTTGTACCATTCCTTTTAGTTCGATGAATGGGTGAGAGACTAGGTATTTTCCGGCTGGGATGTAGACTGAGCCGCCCCCGGCGTTGGCTGCGGCGTTTACTGCGTTTTGGATTGCCTGAGTTGAGTCCCGTTTCCCGGTGGGGTCTGCTCCAAAGTCTGGTGAGCATACGTTGAATGCTGAGCCGGGTTGTACTGCGAGTACTGCCTCGCGGCTTGCGTCGGTGAAGCGTTTTTGTGCGTTGAGTGAGGGTACTGTGACTGCGGCCATACTGTCGGTGTCCTTTCGCCTGTAGTACGCCCGCTGTGTTCTTTTCCCTAGATACAAGAATACCCCACCGAAGGGGTGGGGTATTCCTGGATTTAGCAGTTTAGTAGAGTGAAAGGTGCCTGTCCCTAGCCAGCTTTCAGCATAAGCTTACCACGTGGTGTTACTCAATGGAAATGGTTCCGTCCCCGTTGTCGGTAATTGTGGTGGCTTTCACGTCGCTTGTGGGGAGCTGTACCGAGCCGCCGCCGCCCGAGAGGGTGAGGGTCTTGTTTTCCAGCGAGAGAACCTGAGGGGCTGGTGCTGGCTTGTTTTCCAGCACGGTTACGCGGTCTGCCAGCGGTTTCATCTGCTGTTGGGTAATCTGCGGGATGGTGGTTACGGTCAGGCCCTCTAGGGGTTTTCCGGTGAGGTGGCCTTCTTCGTCAACGCCTGCTACGCGGGTCTTTGCCATGCGTTTTCTCCTTGTCTAGGTTGTTTTTTATTCGTAGGTGTGGGTCGGTGGTACCGGCCCTCCGCCGCTGTTTTCAGTGGCGGTGGTATTTATGACGATGGGTAGGGCGGTAGCGGCGGTGTTGGGCTGTGGGTTTACTTTCCGGTCTACCTCTGCCTTGACCTGTTTTGCTACCTCTGTTTTCATTTCCAGCGCGTGCACTCGCTTGTTAATATCGTCGGTCTTATCGCGTTCGTGCCGCATCTCTGAGCGAAGGCCGCCAAAGTCTAGGGCGACGTTCTTTAGCTTGTCTTGGATGTCGGCCAGCGTGACTTGCACGGCTTTCCAACCTTCGCGGGTTATTTCGGTGGTTTTGTCTAAATCGTCCCTGAGGTTTGACCCGTGGTCGTTTTTTACCTGGTGCTTCACCGAAACCATGTCTTTCCGCAGCTCTTGAATGGCGCGGTATGTTTTTACCGCGAATGGGGATGCGACGGAAAGCGCGATGACTACTACCACGGCTATATCTATGACTGGGAACCCGGTTTTTGGAATGTCAGTCATTGACTACCTCATTCTCGCTGTCCTCTAGGTCGCCTTCCCATACCCCGTTTACTGCGTCTGGTGCTGGCGGGTCGGTGGGTATGACTGGCACAACCTCTGCTGTGCCGTCTCCGAGTGAGCGAAGCGTGTAGTAGACGGTTCGCGGCGCGGGCGGGTCTGCTGGTGATGGCGGTGTGGGTGGTTGCGGTGCAGGCGGGTTAGGGGCCGGTGGATTTGGAGCGGGCGGGTTAGGTGCAGGGGGGTTTGGCTGTGGCTGTGGCTGGTGCTGGGGGCGGTGTCGTGGGGGGGCGCCTGTGTGC